TTCACGGGGTGGTTGAAGTTGAGCTTGATCTTGTTGGAAGAGGAACCAACAGACTCGTCGCCGGTGAACTGGAGCTGAGTAATCAAGTACTCGTGGGGGTTCTGGGCCATTCTGCGGCGTTCATCGGTGTCCAAGAACACATAGTCAACGTACAAAGAGGCAGCGACCAAAGACTGGTTGTAGGCGATGGTGGCGGGGACGGGGCGGCCAACGGAGTATTGGTTGGCAGAGTTGATGGTGGGGCCAGCATTGCAGTTCAAGGTGGTAACGGCCCACAAGCACTCGTCAATGGGGCGGATATCAAGGTTGATCTTGACCTCGTGGTATTGAAGAGCAATCAAGGGGAGGGCAAGGCCGGGGTTGGTGCAAAACCAAAACTGAAGAGGCACGTACAATGTGGTCTCAGGAAGGGCGTTACGGGGGGCACACACCTGGCGGGGGGCCAAGGAGTCGCAGGGGGACTCAACCTCAGAGAAAGAGGGATCAGTGATGAAGGTAAGTTGGGTGGTGTTACCAATCATCTTGAAGTATCCGCGCTGTTGCTCAGAAGTCATTGTGAGCTGGTTCCAGATGTGCATCCAGTCACCGTATTGGCGGTCAATGCGTTGGCCACCAATCTCAACCTCAACTTGGGCGATGAGCTGTTCACCGGGGAAATCTAACCAACGGGCATACACACCCTGGTTACCGGAGGTGCTGTAGTTTCCGAGACCCATAAGTTGGTTGATCTCAGGAAGAGTCACCTGAAGGTAGGTGCGGTATGCCAAATCTCCGTTACGGGAGATCACGCATTGCACGCGACGGCCGAAATCGGCCTGGCCATTGAATGTCTGTTCAATAGACTCGATGGCAAAGTTAGTGTATCTGCGATAAGTAACTTTCCAGAAAGTGATCTGAGGATTACCAGTAAGGTAAACGTCTTGGGCGCCATAGGCGACGAGTTGCATTAATCCACCTCCCATTTTATATAGTTGCTAAAGAAAAAAATTTTTTGGATTTTAATTTAATTAAAATGGAATTAATTTAATTAAATTGACTTTAAATTTTGCGCAGGGTCTCAAATTTCTTAAGAAATGATTTTATTCAGGTCTAAATTGGTCTTCATAAATTTCATTAAATATGTGTCCTCGAGTATCTCCTTTTTATTTTCATGGCTCTTTGTAAACACATAGGACCCACTCCGTTTCTTTACAGACCATCCCTGCTCTATAGAATTAAACACCAGAATCATTTTTTGAAATGTTATCACGTCAACCTTTACATTATCATTTTCTAAATCTTTTAATGATTCCAATGAAACTTTCAGGTCCATTTACTTAATTTATAGAAAACATTACGTGATTTTTAACTCTTTCTTTTGCTGACAGTGTCAATTCAATACAATGCATATTGTTAAAACCCTGGTGCGGCATAGTCCAGCCCCAATTCACTAAAAAAGATAAAATCATTTTTATAAAAGTTATATACCCTGTTTTTTAATTCTTCATTATAAAAATATTTAATGTTGACATTGAAATTATAATAGTCTGCCATTTCTAAATCAAATACATCCCGGGCAATAAATTCACTATAATTTTTTCTTTCGTGCCCCTCCTTTCTGGCTAATATTGTTTCGGGTATTTGTACATTGTATAACTCTTCAATGTACTTGTAATCAATGTTCTTAATATTATAACATTTTATGCATTTAGACGACATAATACTTTTATTGAACTCTTCTGTTGTTTGGGGCGTAAAATGATGTTTCTCGACCATATTCCAGTCACCCTTAACAATCTCTTCAACAAATTTAGCAAATGTAATAGTCTCATGTTTCCACAGGTGTCTAAAACTCCCGCCGGGCTTATATTTGTCTAAGAATCCAGATACAATTCTCTCATATGGGCTCCTGCTAATTATTATTGTCGTGTACTTTTCAATGTCAATTGGCAGCTTGCTATAGTCTTTGCGACCGTGAATAATATTATTCTCCTTGTTATTTTTTAAAAAATAAAAAATACGTTTTATATGACTGCACCCACATTTGGCAGACCATCCAAATAATATTTTACGGCTACTGTCAACAAGAAAATACATATAATTGTATAATATAATAGTTCAATGTAATTTTAAGTCTTTTCGCAAGCATATGTAGTTGGTTCCCACTTTGGAAAACAATGAATAGGAAATAATAGATAAATAATAGAGATAAATAATAAATATATTCTCTCTATTATCAATTAAACAGGTTTTACTAAAATATTCAAGGGGAATGCCGAATTTTAAGCCAAAGTCTATTAAAAAAATAAAATTTAATAAGAAAACGGCGGTTACTCTTGACACAAAGCATAAGGAGTTTTTGACTGAGTTTACAAATGACGAGACAGATGTCATACCTGAATTGAAGGCGGAGCGCCGTGAACTAAAAACCAAGCTATTAAATGAATATGACGAACTTACTCTGGAGGGACAAATAGATTTGGAGGACAAGGTTGCCGAAATAACAACCCGAATAAGAGAGATCAATGCCAAGAAGAAGGAATACTTTCTGGACAATTCTAAATTTATTTTTGAGTATTTTGAAAACAAAAAGGACATTTCTGTCGGAAGCAAATACCAGTCTGCGACAAATAAATCTAAACTGGTAAATACCTTTTTCAAAATTAAACAAGACCCCGAAGCGGACAGTTCATCGCAGAAGGAAACCAGCAACATTGTTCAGAAATATTTAAGCAATATTGATGATAGCTTTCTTGATGTAAACACGTTTGTGTGCCAAACAGACGTATGCAAAGTGTGTTACAAGGGCGAGCTAATACCACTGGAGGACGAGGGTATTTTAGTGTGCAATAATTGCTCCAGAAGCATTCCCTATTTAATTGAAAATGAAAAGCCATCTTACAAGGAACCGCCAAAGGAGGTCTGCTTTTATGCATACAAACGCATTAACCATTTCAAAGAGATATTGGCCCAGTTCCAGGGGAAGGAGACCACGCAAATTCCGCCGGATGTGATTGAAAATATAAAGCTCCAAATTAAAAAAGAGAGAATAGAGATATCGCAAATTACAAATGGGAAAACAAAAGAGGTTCTTAAAAAACTGGGGTATAACAAATACTATGAACATATACCATTTATTAAAGATAAATTGGGAATCAAACCGCCAATCATGTCTCAAGAATTAGAGGAAACATTGTGCAATCTGTTTACCGACCTGCAGGCCCCTTATTCAAAGTTTTGCCCAGATGACCGGGTGAATTTCCTGAATTATTATTATACCGCGTACAAACTGTGCGAACTATTGGGAGAAGAAACATATTTGCCCTTTTTTCCAATGTTAAAAGACAAGGAAAAAAGAATAGAACAGGACGTTATTTGGAAAAAGATATGCGAAGAACTGGACTGGGAGTTCATTCACACAATCTAAGGTCCTATTTAATTCGCCGGCTTATAGGGGAACAATTGTAGCGCACGAGTGTTATAAATTGAAAAGTTAGGATCGCCGGTATTTGCGCCTACCCCATTGCCAAAACAAGCCCCCCCGCGCTGTTTGCGGCTACTTTGTCGCTTCATTGTCCGCCGTCTACTAAGAGTTCTTCCGCGGCGCGCTCTTGCGCTTTTTTTAGCGTATCTCCTACGAGTCTGCATCTTCCTTGCCATAATATATTACACTTAGATTAAATATATTATGCTATTATGCTAATGCCATTATGTTATTGCGACATTAAGTCAACTTAGAATCCTCCGGGGAACTTGACCAAGTTAGCACCAATGCCAAAGCCAGCGCCAGAGCGAGCAGTGGCACCCATGCTGGGGATGTATGTATCAAGAATGCTGAATGTAGCAGCGGCAGTGAGGGCAATCAAAATAACCTCCTCAATATTTAAGGAACGTTTAGGGATGGCATACGCGGCAATTGCCACCATCAAACCTTCAACAAGATACTTAATGACTCTCTTAACAAGTTCGGCGACGTTAATCAAACTGTTCATTATAATAAATAAAAAGAAAAAAAATATATATATTGCGATAAAAAACTTAAAAGGATCGTTCTAAAGGAAAGAATTCTGACAAGGCTGGGTTTGAAAGAAAGCAGGTTAATGGAAAACCAAACCCAAAGTATGTTGATTTGCTGGAGGAGGACAAGCCGATTGCAGGGCAGAAGTTTGTATGTGTTTCATTTTGTTCCCCCGAAAAAGTTTTGAAGGAGAAGGCCGTGTTCTTTTTCGAAGAGTTCCTAAAGAAATGGGAATTCAACAAGTCAATGGAGAAGTTCCTTCAGTTCCTTAACTTTGTTTCTTATAAATACAACCTTTCGTTTGACGACATTTCAAATGATTTCAAGGACTATGTTAAGGAGGAGAAGGAGACCTTGGCCAAGGTTGGAATTGAGGACGAATACAAGACGTTTATTGACAATAATGAGGACGAGTTGCAGAAGCAGTTTGATATTGCGCACAGCTTTCAAACCAATACGCGAGGGTTGAAGATTCGCGGGTCTTACCCAAGTCAAGAAGAGGCGGAGTTGAGATGTAAGATGTTGCGAGAAATTGACCCCAATCATGATGTTTACGTTGGACCTATTGGCATGTGGATGCCGTGGGAACCAGAGGCATATAAGACTGGGCGTGTAGAATATATGGAGGAGGAACTCAACAAGCTAATGAGCGAAAAGAACAAGAATGAGTCAAACGCCAAGACCGCATTTG